CGAAGGTGGCCGAGCTCCTGTCCCAGACCAACGAAATTCTGGAAGACGCGGTTTTCAAGGAAGGCAACCTGCCGACCGGCCACCGCGTCACCATCCGCACCGGCCTGCCCCAGGTCTTCTACCGCATGATCAACCAGGGTGTCCCGACCTCCAAGTCGACCAGCACCCAGGTGGACGAAGCCTGCGGCATCCTGGAAGCTCGCTCGCACATCGACGTCGAGCTGGCGAAGCTGAACGGCAACGAAGCGGCTTTCCGCCTGTCGGAGGACGAAGCCTTCATCGAGGCGATGAACCAGACCATGGCCGGCGCCATGTTCTACGGTAACCCGGGCACGGATCCGCGTCAGTTCCTGGGCCTGCAAACCCGCTACAGCTCACTGACCGCGGGCAACGCCCAGAACATCCTGGACGCCGGCGGTACCGGTACCAATAACACCTCGATCTACCTGGTGGTGTGGGGCGAGAACACTGTCTTCTGCCCGTTCCCGAAAGGTTCGAAGGCCGGCCTCCAGCACCAGGATCTCGGAGAAGAATCGGTTCCGGACGCGAACGGCAACTTCTTCCAGGCGCTGCGCGCGCTGTACCAGTGGAAGAACGGCCTGGTGGTCAAGGACTGGCGCTACGTCGTCCGCATCTGCAACATCAACGTGTCGGACCTGACCGGCCAAACCGCCACCCAGGCCGCCGCCGCCGCGACCGCGATCATCAACCTGATGATCCGCGCCATGGACCGCCCGCCGAATCTGGCCATGGGCCGTCCGGTGTTCTACGCCAACCGCACCGTCTACTCGATGCTGCGCGTGGCCGCCCTCAACAAGTCGAACAACGCCTTGTCGATCGAGAACGCCACCAACCAGTTCGGCAACGCGTACAAGATGACCAACTTCATGGGCATCCCGCTGCGCAAGGTCGACCAGCTGCTGAACACCGAGTCGCGCGTCGTCTAAGCGCCGCTCACGGAATAAGGAACGAAACAAGATGATCCTCGATGCAGCAATGCTTCTCTCCGGTTCGTACAGCGCCTTGGGCGTGCTGACCGGCCAGGCGGTGAACGGCGCAGGTTCGATCCTGTCGTCCAACACCATCGACATCGCACCGCTGACCATCGGCGGCAACCAGGCGGGCGACATCGGCATCGGCGAAGAGCTGTACGTCGAATTCTCGGTGATCAGCGCCCCGACCGTCGGTACCAACGTGCGCTTCCAGCTGATCCAGGCGGACGACGCGGCGCTGACCCAGAACGTGCAGGTGATCAACCAGACCGATGACCTGCCGATCGCCAACCTGGCGGCCGGCACCATCGTGCCGCTGCACTGGGACCCGGCAGCGCCGTACACGCCGAAGCGCTATGTGGGCGCGCGCTACGTCAACACCGGCGCGATCGCAACCTTCTCGGTGGCCGCCGCCGTCACGAAAAACGCTCAAGCCCGCCAGACCAGCCTGAAGTCGGGCTACTCGGTCTCCTGATAAACCGTGAAGTGGCGGGGGCGACGCCCCTGCCTTCCTTCCCCCAGATATAGGAAAGAACATGAACCGTCACCTCAAGCACTCCCGCCTCGGCGCTTCCCTGATGGCGACCGCACTGATGGCCAGCTGCATGATCGAAGCCGCAGGCGCTACCGACGTCGGCCCGCCGCGCCAGCCGGTCAAGTACCTCGTGAAGGAAAAGTCCCTGATCGGCAACCAGCTGTACGAAGCTGGCGCCACGGTCGAGTACGACGGCCTGCCGGCCGACAACCTGGAGCCGACCTGCGATGAAGGTCGCGCGCGCGCCGCCGAGTACGAGCGCTCGAACAAGGCTCGGGTCGCCAACCTGATCGCTGCCAATCAGGAAAGCGCCGTCGGCGATCCGGAAGCCTTTGCCGCTGCCTTCGCCAAGCAGCTCGCCGAAGAGCGCGCCCAGCACCAGGCGCAGCTGGCCGCGCAGCAGGAGACGATGGCCAAGATGCTGGAAATGCAGCAGGCGTCCGCCACCCAGCTGGCCGAGGCAGCGAAGAACATGGCCACCCTGGCCGCCGCGCTGGTGCAGGCCCAGACCGCCCCGGCAGCGCCCGCAATCGCAGCTGCTCCGCCGGAGACGCCGCCGACTGACACCGACACCAAGTCGACCGAGAAGGCAGGCAAAGCCAAGGGCTGATCCGGCACTTCGCCAGCACCCCGACCATGACAAAGGGCGATCTCTCGGGGTCGCCCTTTTCTTATTCCGGAGAACCGCATGTCATCTGAAGTAGAAATCTGCAACCTGGCGCTGGCCCACTTGGGCGACAGCGCCACCGTGGCCAGCATCGACCCGCCCGAGGGTTCGGCGCAGGCCGAGCACTGCGCGCGTTGGTATCCGATCGCGCGCGACTCCCTCCTCGAGATGCAGGAATGGAACTTCGCAACCACGCGCGCACAGCTGGCTGAGCTGGTCAATCCGTTCCCGCAGTGGCAGCACGCGTACGCACCACCAAGCGATTGCCTGAAGGTGCTGGCCATCCTGCCCGCCGACGCCACCGGCGACATCGTGCAGTTCTACGCGCCCGACGGCTTCTGCCTGGACTCCCCGGCCGGCATCGTGACGATGCACACGCCGCGCGAGTTCACGACGGAGACCGATGCGGCGACCGGCAACAAGATCGTCTTGACCAACCAGTCGAACGCGCTGGTGCGCTACACGCGCTCGATTACCGACACCAGCAAGTTCTCCCCGCTGTTCCGCGACGCGCTGGGTTGGTACCTGGCGGGCTACCTGGCCGGCCCGGTCCTGAAGGGCGAGACAGGCATCGCCGTCGCCAAGGCGATGAAAGCCGAGGCATTGGCCATGCTGAGCGCGGCTGCGGTCGCGAGCGCGAACCAGCAGCGCGAGCACCAGCATCATGCCTATCCGTGGAGCCGCTGACATGGGCGCCAACATCCGCACCTACCGGGCGAGCTTCAACGGCGGCGAGCTCACGCCCGAATTCTTCGGCCAGATCGGCGACGGCAAGTTCCAAACCGGTTTGGCCACGTGCCGCAACTTCGTCGTCAAGCCGCAGGGGCCGATCGAGAACCGCGCAGGCTTCGCCTTCGTCCGCGAGGTGAAGGATTCGACAAAGCGCGTGCGCCTGCTGCCCTTCACCTACTCGACCACGCAGACGATGATCCTCGAGCTGGGCGCGGGCTACTTCCGCTTCCACACCCAGGGCGCGACGTTGCTGAACGGCGCGGTGCCGTACGAGATCGCGAACCCGTACGCGGAAGCGGACCTGTTCGACATCCACATAACCCAGTCTGGCGACGTGCTCACCCTGGTGCACCCCAACTATCCGCCGATGGAGCTGCGCCGCATGGGTGCAACGAACTGGACGCTGGCGCCGATCGCCTTCACTCCACAGGTACAACCCCCGACCGCGGTGAATGCCGCATCGAGCGGCGCCGGCACGCAGTATGACTATTCGTATGTGGTCACCACGTTCTCGGCGGATCTACTGACCCAGTCGGCCGCGAGTGCTTCGGGCACCTGCCAGAACAATATCTTCGCCAGCGGCGCGAAGAACACCGTCACCTGGACAGCGCCTGCCGGCGCACCCGCTGGCACCCAGTACGCCGTCTACAAGCTGGTGGGCGGCAGCTACGGCTACATCGGCCGAACGACCAGCACCAGCCTTGTCGACGACAACATCGCCGCCGACATGTCATTGTCTCCGCCACTGTACGACCAAGTCTTCCAGGCGCCCGGCGATTACCCGGCCGCCGTCAGCTACTACGAGCAGCGGCGAGACTTCGGCGGATCGACCAACGCGCCGCAGAAAATTTGGATGACGCGCTCCGGCACCGAGTCGGACATGTCGTACTCGCTGCCCACCCGGGACGATGACCGCATTGCGTTCCGCATCGCGGCGCTGCAGGCCAACACCATCCGCCACCTGGTGCCGCTCCAGGACTTGATCGTGCTGACCAGCTCGGCCGAGTTCCGCATCACATCGATCAACACCGACGCCCTGACGCCGTCCAGCATCTCGGTGAAGCCGCAGTCCTATATCGGCGCCAGCAACGTGCAGCCGTGCCTCATCAACAGCAACCTGCTGTACGCGGCCGCGCGCGGCGGTCACATGCGCGAGATGTCGTACTCGCTTCAATCGGGAGGCTACATCTCCGGCGACCTGTCGCTTCGGTCGATCCACCTGTTCGACAACTTCGACTTGGTGGACATGGCCTACGCGAAGGCACCGATCCCGATCATCTGGGCGGTCAGCACGTCCGGCAAGCTGCTCGGTCTGACCTATGTCCCCGAGCAGCAAGTCGGCGCCTGGCACCAGCACGACACGGACGGCGTGTTCGAATCCTGCACCGTCGTCGCCGAGGGCCGCGAGGATGTCCTGTACGTGGTGGCGCGCCGGACGATCGGCGGCGTCGATCGGCGCTACATCGAGCGCATGGCCAGCCGTCGCTTCACCGATCTGCAGGACGCATTCTTCGTCGACAGCGGGGCGACGTACAGCGGCGGTGCCACGGAAACGATTTCGAATCTCAACTGGCTGGAAGGGAAGACAGTCAGCATCCTTGCCGACGGGGCCGTGCATCCGCAGCGCGTCGTCACCAATGGCCAAATCACCTTGGACAACCCGGCCAGCCTGGTGCAGGTCGGCCTGCCCATCGCCGCCGACGCCCAGACCCTTCCTCTCGCCGCGCAGATCGATACCGGCTTTGGCCAGGGCCGGGTCAAGAACGTCAACAGGGTATGGATGCGTGTGGTGAATTCCAGCGGCATCTACGCCGGCCCCTCCGTCGACCAGCTGGTGCAGTTCAAGCAGCGCACCACCGAGGCCTACGGCGCCGCGCCAGCGCTGCGCACGGACGAGATCGAGATCGACGTGAAGCCGGACTGGGGCAATGACGCGTCCATCGTGGTCCGCCAAGCAGACCCTCTGCCCCTCACCATTACTTCCATGACCATGGAAGTTTCAATTGCAAACTAGGGAGAATCACATGGGAGTTTCAACAGGAACCTTGGGACAGGCCGCGCTCGCCGGCCAGGGCGCCGGCTCAGCGGCCACAGCGGTCGGTGCTTACTTCAACGCGCGCTCGCAAAAGATCGCGTTGCACGGCGCGGCCGCGATGGCGGACCTGAACGCCGAGCAGTCGGAACTCGCTGCCGAGCAAGAGCTGGCGCGCGGCAACGCCGCGGTTGCCGCGACCAGCGCGCGCGCCGGCCAGGTCAAGAGCGCGCAGCGTGCGGCGCTCGCCGCCAACGGCGTCGACCTGGGAGTGGGAAGCGCGGTCGAGCTGCAGGCGTCGACGGACATCGAGAAGGAAAACGACATCAACACGATCACCGCCAACGCTGTGCGCGCCGCGTGGGGCCAGCGCGTCCAGGCCACGAACTACGCCAACGACGCACTGACCAAGCGCGCCGGCGCCGGCTCGATCAGCCCATTCATGGCGGGCGCCACGTCGCTGCTGGGAAGCGCGAGCAGCATCGCCAGTAGCTGGTATGTCCTCAACAAGAACGGCGTCCTCACCTCTCCGAAAGGAACCTGATCCATGCCTACCGTCCCATCTTACGGCGGCCAGCAGGCCGCTCCGTCCGGCCTAGCGGCTGGACCGTTCGCTGCACCGCAACCTCTGAACGCCGCGCCACAGCAGCTTCAGCAGGCCGGCGACGCACTGAGCAAGGCAGGCACCGTCGGCGCCAACGTCGCCAACGACATCCAGATGATGGCCAACCAGGTGCGCGTTGACGCGGCCCTGAACCAAGTCCGCCAGCAGCAGCAGGCGCTGACGTATGACCCGCAGAATGGCTATCTGGCCAAGAGGGGCGCCGCCGCCCTCGATCCAGATCCACTCGACCGGTTGCTACCGCAACAGTACGGCGAACAGCTCACCGACGTGATCAACAAGGCTGCCGAAGGATTGGCCAACGACGATCAGCGGCGCGTGTTCACCCAGCAGGCCGCCCAGATCCATACGCAGTTCAGCGCTGGGGTCGAAAGCCACATGCTTCAGGAATACCGCTCGTTCGGCCTCGAGACCCAGCAGGGAACGATCAAACTGGCAGCTGATGCCGCAAGGCGCAATTGGTCGAACCCGGACATCATTGCCAGCCAAGTGAAAAGCGCACAAGCCGCCGTCTGGAAGGCGGGCCAAATCAGCGGCGAGCCCGGCAACCTCACCGAAGCTAAGATCAAGGAAACGACCAGCGCGATCCACGCTGGCGTGATCCAGGCCGCGCTCGACGACAACAACCCGGCCTATGCGCTGGGTTACATCGACTCGAAGAAAAACGAGATGACCGCCGACGACCTGCTCAGGGCGAACGCTCTCGTGAAAGCCGACATGCGCGCGCGCGTGGCCACTACCACCGCCCAGAACGCGATGTCGTCGCTGCAATCGAAGCTGGCGCCGACCGATACCGACCAGGTGCTGAACATCACCATGCAGTCGGAAAGTGGCGGCGATCGCGATGCGCTCGGCCGCTTTGTGCCGGGCCAGGGCCAGGCCAAGGGCTCGATGCAGGTCATGGACGCGACCAACGTCGCCCCGGGCTACGGCGTGGCGCCGGCCAAGGACAACAGCCCCGAGGAGCGCGTGCGCGTCGGCCGCGACTACATGCTGGCGATGGTGAAGAACTACGGTGGCGACCTGGCGAAGGCCTGGGCGGCATACAACGCCGGTCCGGGAAAAGTCGACGACGCGATCGCGCAGGCGAAGAAGGTCCGCAGCAACTGGCTGACGTTGATGCCCCAGGAGACGCAGGACTACGTGGCCAAGAACCAGGCCGCCTACCAGAAGGCCGCGGTGCCCCAGCTACCCTCCCAGCAGGACGTGCACGACAGCATCCGGCAACAGCTGGGTCCGAACGCCGACCCGCGCGTGCTCAAGGCGGCGCTGGACGAGGGTACCCGCCTCTATACCGACTTCATGGCCGATCGCAAGACCCGGGGCGAGAGCGCCGTGCTAGCGGCGCAGCAATGGCTGGTGCAGAACGGCGGCAACATGGCCGGCATGCCTGCCTCGCTGTCCCAGCAGGTTACCCAATACGCGCCTGACAAGTTCGACAACCTGATCGACTTCGGCCGTAAGGTCGCCGGCAAGGACAACGTGAAGACCAACATGGTGGCGTACCTGGACGCCGTGGCCAACACCGAGGAATTGGCCAAGATGCCGCAGTCCGTCTTCAACGACTTCGTGCAGAAGAATTTTTCCAGCGACGATGGCAAGCACATCGCAGCGCTGCGCCAGGCCGAGATCGACGGTGCCGATAGCAACGGCTCGGGCGCACTGAACCGGCCGGCGCTGAATATGGCGCTGAACAGCCGCCTCGAGGCGATCGGCATCAACCCGACGCCGAAGAGTCTGGAAGAAAAGGCGCGCGTCGGCAGCATCCAGAAGTTCGTGACCGACGGCATCTTCGCCCAGCAGAAACAGCTCGGCCGCAAGATGACCGCACAGGAGGTCTCGGAATACGTCGACCAGACCATGTCCCGTAACGTCGCGTTCCGGAACACGTTCCTGGGCATGACCACCAGTAGCAACCAGCAGCCGCTGATGGGCATGCGCGTGAGCGATATCCCGAGCGAATCGTTGACGGGCGTCCGCGCCGCGCTGGCGCGCGCCGGCAACACGCGCCCGACCGACGATCAAATCCTCCGTACCTACTGGACAAGCAAAAATGCCAAATAACAGCAGCAACGAATTTTACGCAGCCGCCGCGGCGGTGATGCACCAGGACACGCAGGCGACGGCCGTCCAAGTCCGGAACAACCTGCAGTTCGCCGTCGGTACCAGCGCCGACCAGGCCGCCGAGTACCAGCACCTGGCGAAGTACGTCGGCGTCCCTCCCGAGACTGTGCAGGCCCAGCCCGACGTCGTGCGGCAGCAGGCCGCGCTGAAGGCTGTCGACGCGGACCGGATCGCGGCTGACCGGCCCGTGCTGGCCAGGTACCTGACCGACCCGACCAACACCGCGAAGTCGCACGACGACATCGCGCCGCTGGCCACCGTGGAGCAGGCGACGAAAGCGCTGCCCGGCCCGGCGCTGACCGCGCAGCCGCCCAGTTTCGGCGATACCCTATCTGGCCTGCCGATGGACTTCATGAAGGGTCTGGCTGGCGCCTTCAACAAAGGCGCGACTGGCGTCAATATCGTGGCCGGTGCGTTCCCGACCATCTACGACATGGTCGCCAGCAGGGTCACCGGCAAGCCGACCACGACCGCCAGCGATGCCTGGTTCCGCACCATGGTCGATCCGCTCACCCACGACGCT